AAATAAAGTACACACACACCACCAGAAATAATGATGGGGACACGCGGGCGCGGGGTACATCGATAAGGCTCTTAGATTTTTCTACCAAATATTGGCTAGTTGAGCTGAGCCAGCAGCCACTCTTTAATGCTACTACGAGTCCATATCTCAGTCCACAAGTTTGCATAAGCTGTAACTCTAACCTCTTCATCAGCGTCGTCTAATGAACACGCATATTCGACATGATGGTTAAGCTCATGCATCACTAAGTTCAAAGCTACGGGTCCACCTTTTTCAATGATAGTCTTATCTAAGTAAATGATAGCTGGTGGTCCTGCAACATAACTACCTAACTGATCACCTACATTTGTAGATAGTATAGTATCTAACTGTATAAATTCTATAGTCTGATAACCTATTATAGTTGATTGTGGTAATGCTGCTGCTGTATTACTCATAGTTTTTTAGTGTTCCTCTTAGTTACTTATAGTTACTCTTAGTATATACTTAGTATTTGACTCACAGGCATCGTACCGATACGTGTACCTATTAATTATATAGCTTTAGAGCATCAAATCCACTCATGCATAGGTTTTATCACATCTGGTGTTTGTGGTCATTCTAGTGCGCTCTATGAGCGTTCTAGAGCTATGAAATCCATGAACCTTTATTAGGTCTTGAACCTATAGTTGACTCCATAAAATTATCGAGTTCTATAGCTAATCTTTCGTCTTTAGCCTCTTGTTCTGCAAGTATAACATCTTGTCCTAAATAATTGGTCCAGTATGACACAGCCATTGCTAGTACATCAATTAAGTCATCATGTTTTAAACACGATCTATCTCTAGTTAATCTGCTCATTTGATAGAATAGCTGATGTTGCATATCAAGCTCATAGTCTTTTCTAATTAACTCTTGGTCAACTACAAGTCGATGAGAGTTAAATACTGGTTCTAAAGTATCTATAATTCTTTTCTCTTTTTGTACTGAACTTCTAGTTTCTTCAATAGTACACGGGTGAATACGTGCTAATATTGGTTCTAGTAATCTATTAAACATACCGTCACCAAAGTTACTCTCAATAGTTATATAAGATACATCTTGAGCTTTAGCAGCATTTGCTAAATCTACTAAAGTTTTTTCTTCATAACCGCCTTCAAGTGAACCAATATCAGTTAAATATAAAATACCATTTAACATCTTTACGATAGCGTAAGCTGTTCTATCAGCACCTCTACCTGCTGGATCGATTGACATCACTGCTCCTTGAAACGGAAAATAATCATCTGATACATGCATTGGTGCTACATAGTAATCACCTTTTAAACCAACATTGGGTATTTCTGGGTCTAGAGCTTTTATCTGATCTAAGCTATTAGCCCATTGTATTTTACCAGGAGCTTCTTTCCAAGATGAAACACCTGACATAATAATTAAATCATTAAGTTTAAGTGGATATTTATTTACATCAGATAAAGTTGTATCTAACATAAATTGTAATGAAAAACCTGAACGTCCATAAGATGCTTCACGTTCCATTAAGTCTACATCATCAAATCTATCTGGATCTAAAGCTTGACCAGGTTTAAACTTATCTTTATTATCTAAAATACTTTTGGCTAACTTTTTACCATAATTTAATAAAGCTTTATTTTCAGGAAATCTTGCAGGCCAAATCTGAGTTTTAAAACCTCTTTCTTCTAACTGATTATAAATAGATAATTCTGTTTGTGGTGTTCCTAAAAATATAACTCTACCAACTTCTGGTTTTATAATTGAATCAAACTCTTTAATTGTTTCAGATAGTCTATCTCTCATTAATTGTGTTTGAGAGTTGTTAGCTGATTCAACGTCATCAGCAATAATTAAGTCTGCTCTAGAACCTGTAAGTTGACTGGTAATACCCATTGATTTACAACTAGGTGCATGTGATGCTCTAGCAGGACCAACATCAAATGATACTTTACTTGAACGCTGGTCTTCTCTTGGTTTTAAGTGTTCTAATATAGGCAGCTCATGAATTAATCTTTGAGTAAACGTTGAGAAATCATCTGCTCTAGTTTTAGACGCAGAGACAACTAAGATGTTTTTCTGAGGATCCATTAACCAATTCCAACAAGCAAAAGCTGAAGTAATCCAAGATTTACCTGCACCTCTAAAAGCTTGTACACATGAACGTTTTGGACCATATTGTAAAAAGTCCGCCATATCATATTGTATTTTAGTTGGTGGTGGTAATTGTAAATGTTTCCAAGCTAAATATAAAAAGTTCTTAAAAATTTTTAATTTAGCAGGTACCATTATATTTTCCTATCTTCGTTATCAAAAGGTAAATCACTAACAATATCTATATCGTTATTTGACTGAATACCTGTTCCGTAAGTTTTACAAACATCTAAACAAACTTTCATTTCTGATGCTGATAGGTCTTCACCTGATTTTAATTTTGTATGTGCTTGTGCTATAAGCATATCTACTATTTCATTTGCTTTTTCTTTAGTAGTTAGCTGCTTTTGTTTTTCATCATTCATTATTTGCTCGTTAATCTATCCATGTGATTGTAGATTCTACCAATTTGTTTATCTATTGACATGATTTCTTCTGTTAACATTCCAAGATGCACTTGAAGTTCCACAATAGTGATTAATACATAAGTAGATAATCCTAAAAGGATTGTTCCAAGTAATGCAATCAATGCAGTATTGTGTTGTCGTTTCATTTACTGCCACCGATATAACCACCAATAACACCAATCAATCCTGTAACTGACATCTTCATCAATGTAATTACACTTTCATCTACTGGTCTATTTTCTTCTAATGCTACCCAATAATCGCCTACAATGATGACAGCAAGAAGTATTAAGACACCACTTGTTATTAATAGAATTACAATGTCTTTAAAGTTTTTAATCATTTTGCAATTTTACCTTTGTTAATACCTTTTTTAATAACATAGTCTCTTGTACCGTTTGCACCATGTTCAACTTCTTTTTTTAAATGACGAAAAATAGTTTTTTCTTTTGCTTGTGTTTCTATCTTTTTTAAAAAACTTTCTAATGATTTAGTATCTCTCATTTCTTTTTCTTTTTTTTCTTATTACTGTTTGGAAAATCAAAAGTTAAAACTTCATCTAATTTTTCAAAAAGGCTATCTATCCAACCAAAAAAATTAGATAAAATTCTATCTATCATTTCTTTTTGAGTTTATTCATTGTAGTTACACCAAATGATGCACCTACTATTGTTAATATTATGTACCAAAACATAGGGTCAGCAAATTGTAATATTTCCCAACCACGCTGCATTGTGTCTTGTGTGTATGGTACAAAATGTAAACCCATTAAAATTGTAAAGAAAACCACCAACCACTCGTCTTTCCACGAATGCTCTTGTTGTTTAATTTGTTCTACTGAAATTTGAGAAGCTGCATCTAGTTCTTTTTCTCTAATTATTTTATCCTTTTGTAATTTATGTGTAATTGCACCGAATGTTTTTTCTGCAATGATTTTAGTTAAAGGATTTTTAAGTAATGCAAACCACATTATAATTGACAACTTTTCATTATTTCAGATAAAGCTAATGCTCTTGAAGGTGTTTGTTGATACCAATTACTATCAAGCATTTCATCTCCTGCAGCAACATAGTCACCATCATCTAAATAAGCCCACATATTTTTAAATTTACTTACACCAGTTTTACCTAGCTGAAAGCACATCTCTATAATTACTTCTTCTGCTTGTGGTAAAAGTGGATCGTTACCTATTAATTCTTTAGCTCCATCTACAGCTTTTTGAAAATCAACATCAAAAACCTTATCAAGTTCTTCTTTAGTATACTCAACACCTTCAACAAAGTTATCGGTAGGTAATACCAAATGGCCATAACCGATAGTAGCAAAACCAAGACTATCGGAATAGACAGTACGCCTAAACCCTTCATGTTGTTTAATTCTTTCTTTAAGTTGTGTATACATAGTTTTTGAGTCCTTTTAATTACAGTAAAAATAAGCACACAGACCAAATTACAAACAAGCTAAAAGCTAATTTATTTGTATCTGCCCAATATATTTTTACTTTATTCTTCCATGTAGTAAGTGTGTTTCCATATATTATCATGTTGGCTCTCCTTCAGTTAATAAGGCTTTGCATTCAAATTTAATTACTATTTTTTGTTCTTCAAAATCAGGAATATCCCATTCAGGTAATTCTTTTAAATTTCTAAAAGTTTTTTGTGCAATAGCATAACCTGCATTGGTGCAATCATAGTGTGATGTAAATTGATAACCTGAAATAGAGTTTGATGGACACTGACCAGTTGCCATGCTGCACATATATAAAATTAAAATATATTTCATTATTTTTTGTGATTTCGTTTTTTTGATTTGTTCATAGAAGACCATTTAATTCTGCTAGGATTTTTTGATATAGAAGTTTTTTTAAATCTTGATCTTGTTTCGTGAGCTTCTTTATTTAAAAAGCCTTTTGTTTTAGACACTAAGGTAAGTACCTTTCAAATTCGTCCATCTCTTCTTGTTCTTCGTGTTTACCTTTTATTTTTTGTAAATTGTTTTGAGCTTCTGCTAGCAAATCTTCTGTGTCTTCAATAAGCTCTGATATAGTCTTTTCTTTGACTTTAGCCATTGAATTTGAAAAATCCTATTAGACCTACAATTAGTGTCCCAATAGCTAAGATAACTTTAAGTCCACCTTTACCCATAGATACATCTTGTCTTAACGACTTAATTTCTTTTTTCATTTCATCTATAGATTTTAAAATGTTGTTCATTCGTTCAGCACAAAGTTTCTCATGTGATGAAAGTCTTACACCTGTAGCGACTTCGCTAAACTCTTTTGGTGTAATCTTTTTTCTAGGCATATTATCTCGCAGTACAAGGGTTATCTCCCACTAAAGGTTCTTCGGCAAATGCCATGTAGATGTATGTAACTCCACTACCATTATAACTTGTATCTGTACTTCTTGCTTTAAAACCATTTGATAATATATCAAAAGGTATATCTGTTGATTCAGCATTACTTTGATTAGCTCTTAAATAATTTGAATTAGGATTATATCCTGGTCTTTTATTATCAACAATTTGCCAATGACCTGTGTTGGTAGCTCCTTTAACTATAAGAAAAGCTGGTTTAAATCCTGTATAAACAAATGTTCCATCAGTAGAACCATTCCCAACATAAGAACCAAACTTGCTGAAGCCTTTAACTTCTGCGAAGCAGTAGGCTATGTAATTTTGACCACTAAAACCTGTAGAACTTGAACCATTTATTGAAAATACAGAAGATGTTGGTAATGAAAAACCACTATCTGATTTTGTGTTAGTATTATTTAAACGCAGAGAATCTAAACTTCCAT